CATCGTTTACGTCAGCGGCAAAGACAACGTCAGTTAGGTCAACTTTTTTAATAAGTTGAGCAGTTATCTGAGAGGGGTACTGGGCGGCCATTTAATCTCCTAAGGTCTGTATCAATTTTGCTAGGTTTTGGCTAAAAAATCAGGGTCAGATTAAGGAATCTGAGACTCAAGGGCGGTTACCCTGGTTTCTAGACCATTAATCTGACTCTGTAAGCTTTCTAATTCTTGTGACATAGCTACCAATGTAGAAATTAAGTTTAAGTTTCCACCAGTAGCAACTATGAACTCTTCAGTCAATTGTGCTGAAGAGGGGTTATTTATAAGGACCTTTTTAGGAACAATACTTTTAGTATAAAAAACTCCCAACCATACTGGGAAGCTAGGGTCGCCTGATTCAAATGCAACCCATACTCCCTGTCCAACTTCTGGTAGTTGCAACTCAGCAGTAGACAATTGCACTGGCCATGCCCATTCGGTAACATCTTGTCCGAATAACTGGGGAACACGTACCTTTATACGATTTTGTGCTAAAGGGTCTCGTACATCATGGACTACTCCACGATACAAGCCGCCATATCCAGGTTGGATAGCCATTAAGCGCTCCTGACTATTCCTATGGTGTATGTCTTAGTGTCGCTAATGCTGGCAGCAAATACATTGACATTTACGGTGGTAATACCTACTGCAGTGGTAATTGCAGTTCCGCTTCCGCCAGAAAGAACACCGTTAATGTAGACAGTAGCACCAGCGTTAGTTGGGGTTGCCGTAATGGTCGTAGCAGTGGTTCCATTTGGTACGGTCAAAGTGTAGGACAAAGTACCAGTAGCGAAGATTGGTGATAGCGTTCCCACGCTTGCCACTAGGGTGGTAAGGCTTGCGTCCGTAGAAGCTGGGGTAACCACAATTGACTCTACTAGTGGGTCTAGGTCACCAAAGACAAAGACTTCACTTGGCTCAGCTATAAGAACGTTACGGCCTGGGGTGGTGCCTGTGCGGTGTAGGGCCGTTACCTTTATGGAAGTAACTGGTTGTAGCTTTAAGAGCTCGTATTCAATCTCTTCTGGTCTAATTACATCCCCAAAGCTAATGTTCCCGTAAGAGTAGATTTCAAGAATTCGATTTTTAATTTGCGTCTCAATTTGAGAAGCCGAATAGTTAGCGAGCTTGGTGTACGTTACTTGAACAGTTACGGGGACATAGCTTGGCGGAGCAATTGTCACACTAATACCTAGCTGTGTACGGTTTTCCAAGAACTCTATTACAGCATCTTCTAGGTTATACCACTCAAGAGTTGGGGTTTCCAGAGTAGGGTCGGCTATGTAATCAATGCCTGGATAAAGGTCTGTTTCAGACGAGCTGCTTTGAGGGGCGATGTACAAAATTACCGAGGTTCTTGTGTCTGCAACTGCTTTAGCTTTACCGACAGTGGCAAGATTAAGCACCAAGTTTTCGTAATCAACCAGGCTAACCGCACGGTTAAGAGCTGTTAGAGCCAGGGGAGCAAGACGACGAATCTGGTCCGTTGCTTCAGGGTCATCTCCACCAAGCCCAGCGGTTGCATTTGTTACGGTTAGTTTATTTGCAAGTAACGCAGTTTCATTTTCGGTAAATCCAGGAACTGCATAAACATCAGAAATAACATTTGGAGCAATGTTTCCAATTACCCCACCGCCAATGACGTAATCAACCTTTATGTTAGAAAGCGTGTTTGGAATACTTCCAGAAACTCCATCGCCAAATACAACGTAGTGCACGTTGTTTGCGTCAATTAGTACTTCAAAGACCAAATCGGTTGGTCCATAGTCAATCAAATTGTCGACTTTTGTCCATTCTTGGTATTCAGCACCAGACTGTACAAATACCCGAATGGAGTCTTCCACAATAGTAGTGTCATCTAGTTCAAAAACTTGAGAAGGAGAGCCATCTGAATTTCCAATAATGACACCCGCTTCTGCTACATTTTCAGTTCGAACACTGATGAGTTCTCCATGTGTGGCATCGACTGTGTCTGTCTCATTAGCCGACAGCACAAGCTCTTCAAGGGTAGTAAAGATAATCTGAGTTACTACATCGTCAATCAATACTTCACCGTAAACCTGAGTTCCCTGAGGAATAGTTACGGATGATGCGGTTAGGTTGGTAAAGCTAAGGGTGGTTATTGCGGCCTGATACCAAGAAGGAGAATAGCCATAAGAGCGAGCAATGTTAATTACATTCTGTCTTTGCGTAGCCGTTAGCAGGTAAGACTCATTTGCAACACGGTCAATGTAGTAGCCAATTACGTCTCCCATGTAGGAAAAGGCTTCAACCAGGGCAACGCCAAAGTCAGAGGGGTCGTTTCCTTCCCACTGTCTGTTTGGATTAGCGGCTTCTACACGGGCTTTAACTCGTGCAATTAGAGCCTCTCTTAGGGCGTAGTAATCTCTGCTGGTGTAATCAACAGATACTGGAATGCTACTGGGGGAGGTAGTCATGTTAGGTCCTCACGTATGATTTGGTTACCGTTTAGAGTGGCAACTCCAAGAGTCACCAGCTCTTCTTCGCCGTCAGGTAAACGATATCTGACGTCAATACTTAAAACATTTTGTCGGTCATCGTATTCAATGACAGACTCTTCAAAAATCAAAGCAGGCAAGTAGTTTGCAAATACAGCGTTAATTTCAGACTCCAGGGCTGCCGAAACAACCTCTACTGAGTCAAACATAAGCTGTGGAATTGCCGTTCCATAGGTTGGTCGCATAACTCTCTGAGTAAGAGCGGTTCCAACAGCAGAGCGAACACGGTCTGCCCAAATCTTCTTTTGGTCACTAGTGGTAGAAACATTGCCAAACCTGTTTAGAGAAAAGGGCAAAGAAATCGCAACAGGCTGCACGGAATTAGTTGAATTATTGAGCATCTATCGCCTTACTAGTAGCCGTAGCCTTCCATTTTGTCGGTGTACGAACGTAGCCTTGGTTGCCCTGTTTTATAATAGGGGCCTTTGTTGCCAGCTTAGAAGACTTTGCTGGTGACGTGGCTAGTTGAGGCGTCTTATTAATAAGAGCCTCGGTCAAGTTTACCGTTCCAGCTATGTTTGCTGTTGCTTGTCTATATGCAGACCGTTTGCTGGTGCCAATACCGTCAGTTAGTAACTTCAACTTAACTCGGTATTCTCCACTGATGTGAAACTCGTGAATTGCTTCATCTACCATCCAATAGCCATCGCTGTCATCTCCAGTTCCGTCAATGTAGACTGGAAAGTATGGACGAATTCTAGGGTCTCCCTGTCCAATTGCTTTAGCTGGTACAGAAAATTGAGCTAAAAATGCCGCTCCCTCTGCAACTGACCTAGCCATTAAAGAGCCATGAATTACCCTGTTAGTAATTGGGTCGTCAAATAACACATCTGCGGTAGTTTGGCGCAAAGCGTCTTTAGTCTTTTTAGGGGTTGCCTTTGCGTAAAAAGCCCTACCAGTCAATGGGTCGATTCCACCTGTAATTTTTTGACTGCGTGGTTCCGAATCTCCCTCTATGTACTCTCCACTAAGAATCTTAAAATACGAAAGGGTTCTGTCATTACCCACTGCAGTAGCTGGAATAGCGTTATCCCACATTTGCAAAATTGGTACGTTAGTACTGCCAAGATTAATTAGCGAAGTAAATTTCTTAAAAAACATCCTAGTTCCAGAAACGTATACAACGCACCCAATGTATGCAGCCTTGCTTTGAAGCCACTCCCAATAGGACTCTCCAGAGATTACCAGTTGTTCATAGCGAACAAGGTTAGGAATGTTGTCGCCTACAAAAGAAAAGTTATTTTCTGTGGCTATTATACGAGCAACTTCTTGAATAGTTTTGTTTCTAAAAACTCTTTGAACAGACTGCTTTAGGGAAAATGAAGCACCAACGCACTTAATTGTCATGGGCTGACTTCTTTGTGAAGAATTCTCTTTTGAAATGAAAGAAACGTAACCAATCCAGGTATTGCTTTGCCGTCCTTGACTCCACTCAAACTGAATAGGAACACCCGTTTTAATTGACAGCATCCAGCTAGGAATAGTGTTTCTAAACTCTAATGTAAGTATTTCGTGCGAGCCTTGGCGTTGAACCAACTGAACCAGGCTGGGCTGGATGGCTCTAGCAGTAG